TACATTTGTGAGTTCTTACCAACTTCGGTAAGTGTTTTGTTTTTATAAGGGGAGTATTAATTTACTCCCTTTTTTTTTGTATTATTAACAATTTTCATTAACTTGTACAGCAAAACAAAACATTATGAAAAATAAAATTATACAAAAAATAAATTACGAGTACCCTAAACCAAATTTTTTCAAAGCACAACTTATAAAATTATTTGAATGGATTTTAGGGGGTAGGTTTAAAGACAACAAGGTAATAGACAAAGAAATAAAGGATATTATAAAAAGATATAAAGAAAATACTCCTGATTATAAATATTACAATAAATATTAAAAACAAAACATTATGAATAAATCAGAATTAAAATTATTAAATACTTGTTTGGAACTTTTCTCACAAGGTAGCATAAGCAAACAGACAATGATACAACACATAGAATGTATTATTGATACAAAAGAAGTAGATACTATCATAAAATTAAATAATAAAAAGTATGCAAGTATCTCCTAATATAGACGAACTAAACAATAGAATAAAACTTTTAGGCAAGAAAGTAAATACTTTAATTAAGTTATACAATGAACTAAAAAGTGAAAATAAAGACTTAGAAATAAAAGTCAGATTAGTTATGAACAAAAACAAAATTACTAACGATAGACAATTACAAGAACATTTAAAATAAAACAATGAATTACAAAGCTGAAATAAAAGAAATATTTAAAACTGATAGAAGACCTTTTGGAGATAACAAAGATATATACACCTATCAAATTACTACTACAAAACACACAGGTTTACTTTACACAAGTAAATTAAATGTTACAAAAGGAGATTACATAGAATACGATTATGTAGCTCAAAAGAATGGGGATTATAAAATCGTACTTTCTAAGCAAGATAAGAAAAAACCTATGTATGATAATTTTGATAAAAAAGATGTAAATAAATATCAAGCAAGATTAGACACAGGCAGAAGTATATTACTACAGGTTGCTTTTAAAGAAGCATCACAAGCATATATAGCTGGAAACATAAGTGTAGATGAGGTTGAACAATTAACAAATATGTACTTTAAAATAATAGATAAATAATATGGAAATAACAGGAACAATAAAACAAATAGGACAAACCCAAGAATTTGGTGCAAAAGGCTTTACAAAAAGAGAGCTAGTAGTAATAACAAAAGACCAATACCCACAAAATATATTAGTGGAGTTTGTTAAAGATAAATGTAGTTTACTTGATACTTTCAACACAGGGGATGATATTAAGGTCTTTATAAATCTTAGGGGTAGAGAGTGGACAAATGACAAAGGTCAAGTAAAATACTTTAACTCAATACAAGGATGGAAAATACAATATAACAATGAGGTTACTCTACAAGATCAGAATAAAGGTAGAGAAAGTTATCCTGTACCTAAAGATGACAAACAGTTAGCAAATGACTTACCATTCTAAAGGATATGATGAACAGTTTGGTACTTATAAAGCTGTATCAAAAATAAAAACTCCTGAATACTATAATGGTCATAATGGTTATACAGCTAGAGAGGTTGTAGAAAACTTTGAGCTTAATTATAATTTAGGAACTGCTTGTACCTATATACTTAGAGCATATAGAAAACACAAAACACCAAATAGATGTTTGGAGAAAGCAATAGACCATTTAAAATTTGAATTAGAAAAACTACAAAAAGAATAATGTTAATAAACTTTGGAGACGAACTTGATAAGGTTGATAAGATACGAAAAGGAATACTCAAAGAAGCTCCAAAGTTAGGGATAGATGAGATAGACAATGTTATTCGATTCAAAAGAAATGTTACTTGTTTTGCTGGACACGCAAATGTAGGTAAGACCTCAATCATCATTTATTTTATGTTACTCTTCGCTATGAAGCATAAAGTAAAGTTTTTAATTTTTAGTAGCGAAAATGAGCCCTCATCACTCATACGAAAAATCATAGAGTTTAAATCTGCAAAGCCTATAAACAAAATATCGGAAGAAGAATTAGACAAACATTCACGGTTTGTATTTGAGCATTTCAAATTTATTGACTGTGAAAAGAACTATGATTACTTAGATTTACTATCTTTATGTGAGGTAGTGTACCCACAATACAAATTTGACTGCTTGATTATTGATCCAATCAACAGCTTAAAAAAAAATAAAGGTATGATGAAATATAGTAATGCTTATGAATATCTCTATGAGTGTATGACTGACTTTAGAATATTTGTCAAGAAATATGATGTAGGCCTTTGGTTAATTATGCATTCCGTGACAGAGGCATTTAGAAAACGGTTTGCTGCTAATCACGAGTTTGCAGGTCATCCTTTACCACTTGCTATGTCAGATGTAGAGGGTGGGAATGTTTTTGGAAACAGAACAGATGACTTTTATACTATACATAGACTAACACAACACGATAGCAGATGGATATATACAGAGCTGCATTGTAAGAAAATAAAAGACCACGATACAGGAACTAAGCCTACACCTTTTGATTCTCCATTATTACTACAAAGCATACCAAACAATGTAGGGTACAAGATCGGAGAACAAACAACAATTAATAAATCAGTACTAGAACAACTCAACTTCCCATTTTGAAAACTCAAGTAGAAAAGGCATACGATAGACATACAAAGTGGTTAGACATCACTAGGTCTTTCGGAGGTCTTAGAGAAACTGAGGTAGAAGATATAGTCCAAGAAATGTATGTTCTTCTCATTCGCAACACACAAAAAGGTGTAGATTTTAGTTATGGTGATGATATAAATTACTACTACTGCTTCAGAATCCTTAGAGGCCTCTTTGTCGATTTGATGAGAAAAAAACTTAGATATACTTTTACTCAGCTTGATGGATTAGAAATATCTGAAAGCAACGAGGTAAACTATGTTGAGACCTATGAGAAAATACAAAAAGCACTCAAGCAAATATTTTGGTATGACAGGACTGTGTATGAAATTATTGAAAGACAAGGAATAAGTATAAGTGAATTATCAAGAAAGACAGACATATCATACTACAGCTTGTACAATACATATTGTAAAGTAAAATCAAAACTAAAAGAACTTATATGAAACTTGGAGATAAATTAGAAACAATAATAAATATCATTACATTTGGAAAAGGAAAGACCATAGCGACTTGGATAGCAAACAAGCTAGGCTATGAGGACTGTGGATGTGATGATAGAAGAGAATACTTAAACAACATAACTAGAAATGGCAAACAAGAAATGGATAAAACTAAATAAAAAAGAATACGATTCTTGGAAAGATTTCAAAGCTATAAAGAGCAGTACTATAAACAAAGAGGAACAAGAGCTTATAGCATCTTTACATAGCAAATACTTTCAACACTCTTATTACATACCCTGTTCCTGTACTCCTCGACATTGGAATCAATGGATTAGCGATCTTAATACTATCTACGAGAATGGGTATAGAGACTATAAATAAATTTGAAAGAATTGTAGTAAATTTTCTGAACGAGTTTGAGGGATGGAATCTTAAATGGAGTGAGGGAAAGTTTGAACACTATGACGCATCAGGTCTTACACCTAAAGGCCACGAGTGCGTGATGGAGATGAAGTTCAGGAACAAATACTACAAAGACAAACTACTAGAAAAGTATAAGTATGATAAGCTGATGGAGATGGATAGTGAGATCGTGAAGCTATACTTTGTATCTGACCCTAAAGGTACATATCTATATTGGATTAACTACTTAGAGATGCCACCAGTCAAAGAATTATATTGTCCTGATACTACACTATGGACAAAAAAAAAGCTACTTAAAAAGGTATATCTACTCACAGAGGATATGGCAAGTATTGTACATAAGGTATAGTTATTGCATATTGTTAATTATTTTCACTATATTGCAAGTATGAATAAACAAAACAAAACAAAAAGGATTAAGGTCAAGGACTTGAGTCCGATACAACAAGCATATATAAACGATGTAGTGTTCTTACAAAGACACAACAGATATTGTAAAAAAGGCGATGAAATGCCTGATGATTTATTTGATGATTTGTATGTAGCTATGTATGGTAAAGCTATAAAAAGAACAGTAGAAAATTTAAATAAAAATGACATAAGATATTAAGAACAAAACCGATAACTGTAAAAATAAAACTATGGCAAAAAACAATCACAATCCAATAGAGAATCAAGTAATGGCCTACTGTAGGCATAAAATACAAAAAGAACAAGAGGTACTTAAGTATATAGAAAAACATAAATCAATATTAGCAGAACTCGGATATGAAATCAAAAAAAAAGAATTATCTAGCATATCTGAATGACAACTATTTTTATGAAATAGGCTATGTAAAAAAAGAAAGTAACATAAAATATATAAAAATGAAAAAACAAAGACAGTATCGAAGTAATCAAGGTAGAAACCCAAAGAAAGATGAGGTAACATATCAGACCTTAAAGTTTGCATTTATTGTTTTCTTAATATGTGTGTGTTTACTTTTGATGTTAGAACAATGGACATAAAGGCAAAACAAAAGTATGAGGCATCTTTTAATTACTTAGGTCAGGCTATGACATCTGCTTTTGAAAAAGCAAGTGATAGTAGGAAAAAAGAAATAGGTAATTATATGAAGTGCCTTACTGAAATGTATGAATACACAAATAATATAGAAACAAAACTAATAAAACAAAATTATAAAAATGATACAACTTTTAGACGGAAACGAGTACAACAAGCAAGACTTGTTAAAAAAAATGGTAGATGATGATTTCTACTATGGAGAGTTATCACAGCTAGTGCTAAGCAGCTCGTCTTTAAAATTATTACTGTCAAGTCCAAAAACATATAAGTATGTTACAAAGTACGGCAGTAAAGAAACACAACCACTAAGAGATGGTAGGCTAATACATTTGTCAATACTTGAGCCTGATAAATTTCAGGAACAAATATTTGTAAATGTATCTAGTAAAAACTCAAAAGCATATAGAGAGGCAAAGGAAAAGTACGGATTAGTATATACAAGATCAGAAAGAGAAAATGCAGAAAGAATAGCTGATGCTTTCTTCAAGAATGAACAAGCTCTGAAATATATAACAGACTGCGAGTTTGAAGTACCTGCAATAGATACGATACAAGGATTCCCATTTAGAGGTAAAGCAGATGTACTAAGTAACAAAGGTATTGTAGATATAAAAACAACAACAGACATAAAAGGTTTTCCATACTCAGCAAAGAAATACTCCTACGATGTACAATGTTATTTATACTGTCAGTTGTATAACAAGTCTTATGAGGATTTTACATTCCTAGTAATTGACAAAGGCAGTTTAGATATTGGTGTTTGGAAATGTAGCGAGGAGTTTTACTTGGAGGGTAAAAGAAAAACAAAAGAGGCCTTAACAATATTTGAAAACTTTTTTATAATAGGCCACGATTTAGACAATTATATAATAGAGGGAATACTATGAGAAAAGCAATTAAGATAGCAAACAAAATAAAGAAGATAACAAAGCTAGATGTATTTGAAAACACAAGAAAGATAGAGATAGTAGAGGTACGATCTTTACTAGCTTGGGTACTATACAAATATGAAAAGATGAAACTACAAGAAATAGCAGAGTTCTTTAAATCACAAGGAAAGACATCAAGTCATTCTTCTGTACTACACGCAATAAATACATTTGAAACGAATGTACAATACAATAGAAAGATAGGAGAGTGGCTTACACAGCTAACAAAAACAAACAAAGGTGTAAACAACAAATCAAAAAGGGAGTTTGTCAAATTAAAAGCTAATCATCTTAATAATGAAAACATAAACAAAATAGTAAACATCATAGATGAGCTAGAACAAAAAGAATTAGTAGATGAATCATCTTGACTTGTTTAGTGGAATAGGTGGATTCAGCTTAGGTCTGAAAAAGGTGTTTGATATAAAACACACATACTATTCAGAAATAGATAAATATGCAATAGATGTATATAAGAATAATTTTAAAAACATAACTTATGTCAAATCAGTTACAGATGTTCGAGGAGGGGAGTTACCAGGAATCGACATTATCACTTTCGGAAGTCCTTGTCAAGACTTTAGTATGGCTGGAAAAAGAAAAGGAATGGATGGTGCAAGATCGTCCCTTATTTCCGAAGCAATTAGGCTTATCGAAGAATGCAGACCAAGTTTTTTTATCTGGGAAAATGTTAAAGGAACATTCTCCTCAA